GTTGAGGTCAGTATCAGTAACTGTCTCACCGTAAACGTCAGGCGCTATACCGAAGAAATTCTGCTTTCCGTATGTATCAACACCAATATGAAGAGCGCGCGAAATGATGTCCACTGAACACGCTGGGTCAGTGCGAAGTGCGGGAACCACTGGGACGCCCTGAATGTACGAAGGCTCTGGAATATCGAAGAAGTAGTTATACGCGGGAGAAACCGAAACACCTTCGTACAATTCGAAATTGGCGATTTGATCTTCAACAACGTATTCACTCACTGAAGTGAACGTATCTGACACCTCAGCCGTCACTGCGCTAATCGTTCCGTACACCGTCTGCGGTGTGTTAGTCACAACCAAGCCTGCGGGAGATGATGCGCGCAACTCAGCAATCTTGTCGTCAACAACAGACAGATTGGTATCTACAATTGGAAAATCAGCCACATACTCATCAAGTGGCTCATACTGGCTCACGGCATAAGACATATGCCAATCGCCCCAACGTCGCGTTTCAACGGTGCCAGAATCGCTTTGCGCTACCGTCACTCCATAATTTCCACCATGCAGCAACCACTGATCAAGTTCGCCATAGTAATTCTGGTAGTACTCATACCACTTCCACTGATGCGCCTCTACTAAAGCAGCCCATACTTCCTTCTTGAAGCGCGGATACACATCGCGTAAATACGAATGCTCCTGCTCAAAAGGTTTCCACTCCTGCTCTTTAGTAACTGGGTCAGTTACTAATTCGCTCCAACGCTCTATATAAGTCGCAACTCGCGTAAAGTTCTGTGCGTAAAAAGCCTCGCTCAAATCCCATTCCCACGAACTGCCATTCCAAGTTCGTTTTGCGCCGTCAAAAGCGCCTGGACCATAACGTTCAGTCACGCTCTCTACTGAGTCCGAATACACAACATCCAGCGCCTTGTCTGGAATGAATGTTCCAGTGACAACCGCATCTTCTTCAAAGAACTCTTCACCAGCAATGGCTTCCGTAGCAATAGCCGTCACATTAAAACTCAACGTGACATCTTCAAGTTCCTCGTCATCAATTGACTCAGCGCGAATAAGTCCGTTGTTCTGCGCCCCAGGAAATCCCATCTCTGAATCGCTGGACATCCCGAACGGAACGATGGTGTTCTCTTGGTACACCAAAGAGTTGTTGACAATCGCGTCACTCAGAATCGAAAGAGGATACGCAGGAGGAACGTGTACAAACGCCTCAATGTCAGACACCGAACTGTCATCGTCAATGTACAGATCAACGATTGGGTTGTGAAGATACACCCGCGATACACGCTCTGACGACTCTGCGCTATCCGCTCCAATAATCTGGTTGTAGCCAACCGCTACTGATGCAGCAATTTCTCGCGACAGAATTGAGTCTGCGCGGATTACAGCAGTTTGCGTAAGAGTCGGCTCCCCGTAGCCAGTCTCTTCGTCGCACGAATCCACGTCTGCATAATCGACAGTATTGATGTAAAGATCAGATACCTCTTCTTCCGAAGCAGTATCGCCAATTTCATATCGAAGGCTCACACCAACAGCACTAATTTCAGCGCCGTCGTACATCTGGGTGATATGCGTCGTCTGATTTAACTGCGGCTCTTCTACGCCTTCTTCTGTCTCAATATCTGACACAGCGCACGACACATGGTAGTTCAAAGTTGCATTGTTAATGCTTTCAGAGCCGCTGATTGAATCGACGCTTGCGTAAATCGGGAAATCAACGCGAACTGATCCGTGAGACTCTGCACTGGAAATCTCACCAACGTAAACAGTGACGTCAATTTGTGGACGTTCTACATAACTACCTGATTCAAACGGATAGGGAGATATCCAGGGTGATGTCGTAATTTCGATATCGCTCACTGACTCCGCAGAGGCAACCGAATCAACGTACGACAGTGAGGTGGCGAGAATTTCCGAAACGACTTCCAGCGAGTCAACGCTGTCTGGGTATATAGCGCCCAACTGCACAAGCGGTTCTTCGAACTCTTCGCTGGAATCAATAGCGGTTGGGTAAACAGATACATCAAGCGGTTGAGACACATCTGGATCGCCCAACGCCTCTGCGCTGGAAATTCCATCTGGCAGAACTGCCATCTGTGAAATCGTAATATCAGATATTACTTCTTCACTGCTAATACTGAAAGGCTCTACGCCGCCTTCTACGGAGTACTCAGACGGAAGAGTGCCGTAAGGGTCGATATAGAGATCAGCACCAGACTCTTCTTGGTAAAACGAATCTGGACCCAGTGGCATAGCCCCATTTTAGGGCGAACCGCTACTCCCAAATAGTCATTAGAGCGTGACTGCTGGATTGCTGGGCGCTCCACTTGTACCCAAGATCGAATACTCGGCGGTAAGTATGCTTGCCAAAGTTAGCGCCAGCGATGGCAACATCTAACTCGCCGCCAATGGGAACGGCGCTTGCATCAACACTGAACGCGTAAGGAACCAGCCGCCATTCGGTTTCCAATGTCGCCCAGTGCCTGTAGATTTCTGGCCTTCCAGTGCTGTTCATTCTCCCAGAAGGTCCATAACCAGACGTATACGTATAGTTGTACTCACACGTTCCGTCTGCATCGTCCCATACGCACATAGGTGCTGGATTAGAACCAGTGGAGTGAAAATACATTGTCCAGCCATCACCTGTAGGGTCGCCATTAGCGTCCGTCAAGCGGCTGAAGAAGAATCCAAACTGCGATTCAATCAGACTATTGGCAGTCGTTCCTGGGTACTCAAGAAATATCCCAGAGTACTTATCGGCTGCCCATGTCGTATGTATTGCGTGCGTACCATTTTTGTTACCAGTGGTAGTGGTATTTGTCGAAGTGCAGGAAGGTGCTACTACTGCTCCCAAGCCAGTAGTAGCAGAAGCAACCCACATAGTCATTCCAAAGTAATTAGTGGAGTATGACCGCCATATGGTCTTCAAATAGCACGGTGCTGTGGAGTGATACGCGTCATCCATGTAATGAATTTGATACGGAGAAGAAGAAAGATCAGCCCAGGTAACGGTTGATCGGTCAAGTTGGTTTAGGTCATCTGATTGTGTCCATCCCATTGCCTCGATGGAGTCGTACCAGTCATCCATAAACGCTCGTACTTGAGCATCTGTCGGCTGATAATTCGTAAGCGTCGTAGCAACTGAATTAGTAGCCATCATTCCCACACAATCAAAGGAACTGTAAGAGTCGGATCAGTACTGTAATCGGCTATTCCGCAATTGTAATTAGAGCGGACTGGACGATATGTGTGCTCTGCTGAAATCGGAGTAGCAGTTAACTCTTCTGTAAAGGCAAGCCACTCTGACCTCCACCCAGAGACCATGAACGGTGTCTTCGCCAACTTGTTCATCAGCGGATATTGAACCACTGCGTAGTCTCTATTTTCGTCGTCCCATGAAGTATTTCGAAAATTCAAAGCGCTGACATACGAGTTAGGAAAGAATGAGAAGTACTGAGAAGCATCAACATAAGTGGTGTGCGCAAAATCTAACGCAGCCATAAGACCCATCGGACCTGTTGAGCCGACTTTGTACATATAGAAAAGCGCGCCTTCTTCAGTAAGGTCTTCGTTATCGTCAGTTGTCCTAAACACAGCAAACGAATATGCGGTAGAACTGTTTGTTCTGTCGCAATCTGAGAACACTCCGCAGTAGCCTTCTCCTGCTGTGCCAGCCATTGTTACCGTCGCAGGAGCATACGCAGTCTGAGTTCCAGTGTTTGTGTATGTAAATCTCAAGCCAGTGATGTTACCAGCGCCATCAGAACCAGTTCCGATGGTAACTGTGTTCCTGAGGTACGAAGTACTACCAATGTGCCAGCCGCTTCTAATGTAGATAGGCCGAGTTGAGTGCAGCGAGTCATTCAAATAGTGAACTCGATACGTTGACCCAACTGTCGTGTTAAGCGATGACCACAAAACTGTAGTCGGATCGAATTGTCCTGTATCACTTGTCTGAGTAACAGGACCAATCTCTAAGCAGTCATAGAAAGCAGTCATGAACGACTGCAAATATGCATCAGACGGTGTAGCGTTGTCCAACGTACATGTAGTCGAATACGTAGCCATCAGCCGTACCAATCCTCAACGTTGACGGTATCGGTGTAGTCCTCAGCAACATAAGACCACTTCTCTGGATTAGCCGAATCAAACCTCACCAGAATGGCTGCACGCGGGATCATCAACGCAACACCAGGGGCGACTGTTGGGTACGTAGGAGCGTCAAACGGAACACTCATGATGATGTCAATTCCCGAAGGATCAGTAGAAATCAGCGCGCCATGTACTTCTGTCACAGAGCCAAACGGGTTGTCCTCGTCACCAAACACCAACTGATCTTTATTGAAGGCGACAGTGTTCCCCAAACGATCTTCTCTGATCTCCCAATCTTCGCTAGTCATCAGTTTCTTAGTAGTGATGATAGGAGTCGGCCACGTGAAGTTATGTGTGATGTAGCCAGGATATTCATCTTCTAGCGTCGGAATCGGTGACGGAAGATACAACTTCCCAGTGACTTGTGTGTTGACGTACAGACCGATGTACAAGGCGTCATATGCAATAGGAATGTTCTGAAACAACGCTTTCAGTAGGTCTCGCCGCATTCCCCGAGAAATGTTGGTGAAGTGCTGCTGTACGACCTTCTGTTCTTCGGAGATTTCTCCTTCGTAAATCTCATCAGGAACGCCAAGAACGATGTATTCCATCAGAGCACCGTTTCTGTCGTAGCAATGCCAAAGAACATATTGCCCTTCAGAATAGAAAGCCTGACGTTGCTGCCAACGTAATACGCCTCACGGAAGTGAGCACCGTACACCACATTCCCGCCCTCTGAGTCATCACACATCGCGAAGTGAGAAATCAGACCCCAGTCCATTGAAGCAATCGGGAACATGATGTCTTGGGCATTTGTCTTCTGACCGTTGGAAGCGTCGTCCCACCACTCATCGTTCATGGAGATGGGCACGCGCTCATACGCCGTGTCTGTCGGCTCAAGTAACTGTGCGCCTGTGGTGAAGAAAGTGGCTGGTCGGGTCATCACCGCCACGTACAGCACAGACGGCATGGGGCTGATGTTGACCATCATGTCTGATATCAACTTCACACCAAAGTTAGTCAGACTCATACCATGCCCTCCGTGTACGGCTTTCTGGGCACGATGAATGTTGCCGTCGTCATATTGCTGGCGAACTTGGGAGTGCTCCACTCCACCGAGTAGTTCGCTGCCTCACAGTGGTAGATCGTCACCGCACTATCAATGGTGACCACGATGTCGTAGGTGTTCTGAGAGAAAGCGCTTACGAGTTCGCGAATGTTAGCCGTGAGATCAGTATGATCCTCACCGTACACGTGAATCTGGACGGTCTCTTCAACGTTACGAGCACGCCGCGAGACTGTGTGCTCACCGTCCATGTAAGGAGAAGCAATCTGCTTCCTCTCCCATTGCACTTGACCACCGAAGAATGCTGTGGCGATGATGTAGTTGAGATGGTCGTTGATATCAAGATTTGATTGACCAGCGCGTGTTACGTGTGCCGAGAGGTTGAACACGTTACGCTCCAATCAGTGTCAGTGGTAACCAGCCCAAACCTAGTTACCACTGACCATTCTATTCTGGGCGCAACGTCCAGATCACCACGAAGCGACTTGATCTGCCCAAATCCAGCCGAGGTACTTAAGTCCCCACTTTCGAACAGGCTCATCAACGTCGGCAATTCCGATGTGTCCAGGCTTATCGATATCAACTTGCCAGACCTTCCCGCGACCATTGGCAACACCAACGTGTCCGTGCCCATTAGAACCGCCTGAGTAGAAGACCAGTGCGCCACGCGGCGGAACCTTAGCCTTCTTTCCGTTGTGGCGGTACTTCTCAGGAGTCCAGAACCATCCGTTAACTGCTGACGGCCACACAGAGGCATAGTGTCCGTGGGCCTGCGCCACAGCGTGTGCGCAGTGCCCAAGCCACGACATACCTACCGGAGACTTGGTAGAGCCAGAAGCACGCCACTTGCGCATACGCTCTACAGCGCGCTGTCCTTCATGACGACGCTTCTCGTTCACTGCTACCCGAGTACGCCGCTTTCCGACGTACTTCGTCATAGGCTTCCTGAACCTGCTTGCCATAACTACCCTCCACAACGTAGTAGGCGGCGTTGTCGCCTTCTCTTATTACGATATTCGCATCAGGCATCAATTTGGCGATCAGAGTCCTGATGTCGTAAATCAGTGTGTGCGGCAGTGTCTCATTCTCCACGACAACGACGATCCGATGCACCGGACGCATCATCGCGAACCCTCCATGATGTTCTTCCGCAGAGTGTCTACGAATGTCGTAGCCATCCCCAAGGCTTCTACGGCAGGAAGTGTCTCCGTCATCAGTTCGCGGTAACGCACGTTCCCTTTGTCATCGATGCACTTAAGAAGAGTGACGGCATCGACATACGCCCACCCTTCGGGCGGGTCAGGTATGTTCCGATTGACCATCACTCGATGACTCCCTGCAAGGATTCGACGTACTTCTCACTGGTCACGATGACAGTGTTGGTAGAAGCCGCAGTTTCCTCGCCCAGAGCCAGGATGCGTGCGCGGTGCGCCATGATTTTCAGCGTAGTGTCTACAGCCTTCAGATCACCGCTGATTGCCATTCCCCACACGGCGTTTTGCAGAGCGTCCAGACGCGCGAGTTCCAGTTCAAGGACTTCCCGTTTACGGTCATCATTGGCGATCTGAGTCGCCTTACGGATCAGGCCATCGACCTCAGCCTTGGCTTCCATGATCCCGATGTACTCACATCGGTAGACGATCTCCTGCCACGGAGCACCACCGAGCAGCATTTGGTATGCGCGATACGCGCGCTCTTCCCGAGTCTGAATGTCGCTCACAGGGATGAGCAGTCCATCATCCTCCATATTGCGCCCACCTAAATCGAGGATTACTTAGAGTCATCTTAACGACTGTCTCAACATCTAAGCCCTGTTCGATCAGGACGATGAGTTTCTCCCGCGCTCTGGCAGAGGTGCCAGCCCAGATTCCGTACTCTTCTTTGTTCTCTAATGCGTGTGTCAAACAGGACTTAATGGCTTTACAGCCGCCACAGATAATGCGTGCTCTTTTCAATGAGCACTGTCGCTCGTCCTCACCGAAGAAGTGGAAATTTCCAATGCCACGGCACGCAGCCTCATCCCACCATGAAGGGCTATACGCTTCAAGGTGTTGCACAATCGTAAGTTAACAGAGAATCCACTGTTTAGTGAGCATCAACTAACTTCACGTTGTTCGTGTAGCAACTGCTCTTGCGTAAGCCGTCGCGAACCAAGTTCTGAGGACCGCTTTGATAGTTCGATAAACGACCTCAACTCACCTGTTCTGAAGCGGTAATAGGGAGAGCCTTTGACAATATCTCCCTCCCTCTCCCCAGCGTGAATCTTCGCGTCGATCTCCTGCGCGCGGCAGTAGTACGCCGTGGCTACCTCAGCCAGCGTCAAGTACGGAGATTCGATAGGAGCGTCTTTCCTACCAAGAAGGATGTCCATATACTCACTGATCTCTTCCCACAACTCGTCCACGGAAGGAAGACCGTACTGCACTGGGACGCTGCTGAGTTTGTGTCCGAACTGCACATCTTTGGGAGTAGAGCGACGTACTCTCATGCGTCACCGCCTTCCAGCCGCAAGCACAGACGCCCAGATGTTGTTTCCACGACGGTGCCGCCATCTTCTAGGCACGCCAACCGCTCTTCAGTGCCGCGTTTCGCGTTGTTCTCCACGTTCCACACCAATGCTCCAACGAGCGCCAACACCACCGCGACGATGCCGAACGTCACCAACACGTACTGCCAGATCGTTGCGCGGGATTCTGCCTTCGCCCGTACCTGCTCCGTCTTCTCCTGCTCCATGCGGAACTCATGGTTGCGCTCTGCCGTGATCCATTCGTCGCTCATTCGTCACCGTCCAGGGTTGCGACACGCTCTTCCAGCGCGGCAATCCGTTGTTCCAGACGCTCGATGACGACGCATGGTTTGGCGTCCAGATTCGCGCACCACTGGCAACCGCACGCTTCGCTGTACACGCTCATGCGTCACCGTCCAAGATGCGGAGGATGTCGTCGGGGTTGAGATTCCAGGCCAGTGGCTTGCCACGGCCACAGGTTCCGCTGCACTCGTCGCCGTGGCACAGGCAGCCCTTGGAGATGCTGACCCTGGCCGACTGGCACAACTCCCGCACCGCCTGAATCTTGGCGTCGGCATCTGCCACTTGTGGTGACTGTGTGATCGGCTGCTGTTCGATCCAGTCCTCCACTGCGGCGATGATCGCATAGAGTTCCGCATCACTGAGATGCACATGGTCAGGGATCGGAATGCCATTTACCAGCATGTCGTCCCAATGCAGCCTGCGTGCAGTCATGCGTCACCTTCCAGGGCGTGGGTAAGCAGTGTCTCCACGTTTCGGTAGGACACCCACTTCTCGTGATCTCTGAACCTGTCACGCAACTCCCGCACCCGCTTGATGGCCTCGTCCATCTCGATGAACTCCGTGAGCGACGGTCCGCGCTGCCGCTGCCAGTCCTCCACGGCGGCGATCACGTCGCAGATGCTTTCCAGTTGCTCCTGCTCGTCGGCGTAGTGCATCTGCGTGTTGTAGTTGAAGCGCACCGCCTCAATCAACTCGTCGTCCCAATGCGGTCGTCGTTCAGTCATTCGGCACCCCCGTCGAGGGCGCGGACTGTGGGGCATGGATAGGTGCCTCCGCACTCGGAGCAGCACCCGCTGGGGTGGTGTGTCGCGGTGTTGTAGTGCAACTCCCGCACCCGCTGGATGGTGGCCTCGGCCTCGACGAGTCGGCGCTTCCAGGTCAGTGCGTGCTGACCGAGTCGCTCGGCAGTAGTGAGGGCGATCTCGACGACGTCCATTTCGGTCATGTCGGCGTCGATCATTCGGCACCGCCCACTGTGAGCAACTCATTGGCGAGTTGCTGGATCTTCCTCTGCTGTGCTTCGATCAGACCCTCGGCGCACTCGTTGTGCCACCGCCAGCAACCCTCGCTGTGGGTGCGGATTCGACTGTCGCGCTTCGCCTTGTGCCAGTCCTCGACGGCGGCGATGAGCGGGTAGACCGACTCATCCAGGTCAATTGCGATGCCGCCGGTCCACCCTTGGGCGCGGTAGGTGTGCGACAGCGCCCTGAACACCGCGTCGATCAGGTCGTCGTCCCAGTGTGGTCGTCGTTCAGTCATCGCAGACCCTCCCGAATGGCAGTGGACAGCCACCCAGCGGCAGCACAGCCCAACGAGTACCAATCATCGAACGTCGGCTCAGTGTTGGGATCGCGGTTCTGCGTGAATGCCCACAGCAGTTGGAAAACGGTAGGGACACCAGTGAACTCTGACCCGTCAGGCTCGATGAACGCCTCAGCGTCCCATTTACGAAGAGCAATCTGACAGGTCGCCACGATACGTGCCAGACGCGGCACGCAGTCCAGGCTGTTGGCGATACCCGAAAGGTCGAACAGCACCGCAGATACGAAGTGCTCGTAGAGCAGCGGTGGGTGTGCTTCTTCTACTCTTTTCTGCCATCTCACATCGTCTAAGTACGTCATTCTTTTCCTCCGACACAAATTTCCTTATAGGGGCAGCCCCTGTATTCATAGCCTTCTTTGTCGATACATCCGCTCAAAATGGGTGGCAATGTTTCTGATGCTACGTGCTCTTTCATCGTCAATAGATTGGTTTTGATTTCGTCAATGATCACCTCATCTCTTTCCACTCTGAATTCTCGCCATTCTCCGGTTCCTTTATCCTCGTAGACGAAGGATGCAACGCTCTTGCCAAGGAGCCATAGATATCCGTGGGCTTGCCGGATGTGGCTTTGCGTAGGGCCGTATGTGGATACACGCGAATATCCACGTGAATTGATCGACTTGAACTCAAAGACCGAATCGTCCCAAACAATCCCGTCAGCCGTGCCACCGAAATCGTATTCAGGGGATTCCGCAGGAACCTCAGCATCCGTCAACCACCCTTCAGTCAGGCCCATCATCTGCCACTTGAGGTGCATGAAGTTACCCGTCGCGAAGATGTTCGCGAGAGCGTCGTCTATGTCAGCGTTTGATTGAGCATTGATGGCACGATACACCTGACGACGCATACATTGGTCTGAACTCGATGACCGGAATGATGTCGTCCTGCTGCGCGCTCCCCCGACCTCCTGCTTGAAGACTTTGTGCGCCAACTCAATGGCTTTGTCGGAGTACTGAATGTTGGAGCCGTACTGCTGTAGCCACTGTGTGTGGCGGGTGGTGATAGCCAGATTCTGACTGCGAACCAACTTAGCCAACGTTGCCATAGCGTTCCTTTAGATATTCGTCTGTTCCTACGTACTCAACTGTTCCATCAGGGTGTGACAAGACGTATCCGTCGATTAGCATCCCGTCTTCATACGCCTGACCTCCATCAGCGTTACGGTGACAGGAGTTGCACAGGCAGATCAGGTGATAGGTCTCACCGATAGCGTCCAGCACCCTCCCGCCACGACCTCGCGTGAGCATGTGGTGGACCTCCACTGGGTACTGCCAACAACGGGTGAAGACCCCAGGCTGAACCTCGATCATCGCCTCACAGCGGCCACCAGCACGCTTGACTACATCATCCCTAGAGGTCATCGAACAGTCCTTCCTCTTTGAGAATTGCCAATGCTCCCACCGTGGTGTCGCCAGACTCCATGAATGGCTTCACGCCAGAGACTCTGTTGCCTACAGTGCGCGCGAAATGCTCGATGGATGTGTAGCCGCCCTCAGGGCGTACATCAACGATCCGTTGGGCAGTTTTGGGACCAATACCTTTGAGGTTCGTAATACCCTGGCGAATGCAGCGTCCGGTAGAGTCCACAGAATAAGACACAGAAGACTCGTTCAGGTGTGGGCGCTTTATGCGAATGCCACGTACCCGACATGCTTTCTTGTACTCCAACTCCTTCTTATCCCCGCCAAACACATCCAATAGTGCTGCGAAGTACTCCACTGGATGATGACAGGCAAGATAGGCAGTCCGATAGGCCAAAGTTCCATACGCCGTGGCGTGCGCCTTGTTGAAGCCGTACGCGGCGAACCCCTCAATAGCCGTCCACAACCAGTTCCAGTCAGACTCGTTCATCCCCGCCTGTTCACACAACGCTGACAGAGAGTCCTTGTAGCCACGGATGACATCACCAGCGTTGCCAATATCAGAGTTTGAGGCCTTGACCGCCTTCAGGAACGCCGTCAGGTCGTCTGGGGTCATCCCCAGTTCCCGCAGAATCTGGATGACTTGCTCCTGATAGAGCATGATCCCGTGCGTGTCCTTCGTGACCCGCATGATCAAATCATGACGCTCTGGAATCTGTTCCTTCTTGTGCTTACGCTTGACGTAAGAGTCAGTGGCACCAGACTGCATCGTGGCTGGGCGGTACAGCGCCATAGCGGCGATGATGTCCCCCACCTTCGTTGGCTTCATGTTCATGCAGCCGTACTTGGCTGCCTTGCCCTCCAACTGAAAGACCCCCGCTGTTTCTCCTTTGGAGATCATCGCGAAGGTCTGTCGATCACTGAACGGAATCCAGTCAAGTCCGTCGAAGACGCTCCTGCCCAGGTAGTCGAAGCACCGATGTACGACGCTGAGGTTCTTCAGCCCTAGCACATCCATCTTGACCAGACCCAACTTCTCGATCTCGTCCTTGTCGTACTGAGATACGAACGTCTTGCTGCTGGCAACCTTCATCAGCGGCACCAGTTTGGCAAACTCATCACGCGTAGTGGTCAGGACAAGTCCCGCAGCGTTCGTCCCGTACGAACTGATCGTCTTCATCTCGCTGAGTGTCTTGAGTTGCCGACGATCCTCCGCAGGGATGTCCGTCCACTTTGAGATGGGCTGTTCGCTTTGACGCATTTTGGAGTAGTAGCGCACCAGCAGGGAGCCTTTGGCGTTCTCGTCGTCATCCTCAGATGTCAGGGAGTACTCCATCCATGTACCGATCTGGTTCACGGAGTACTTCAGACTCAGCCACTCGATGAGTTCCTTGCGTCGGTCATGCTCCACATCGAGGTCCACATCCGGTGGCTTCATCCGATCACGGGAGATGAACCGCTCAAAGCGTAGTTCGTGCTTGATCGGGTCTACCTGCGTGATGTGCAGCAGCCAGCACAGGATCGACCCAGACGCACTACCGCGCGCCTGATAGAAAACGTGGTTGTCGATGCACCACTGCGCTACATCTGCCACCAGAAGCAGGTATCCCGCCATACCTGTGTCGTGAATGATTTCCAATTCGTCATTGAGTCGCTCACGGTACTTCGCGCCCAGGGATTGTCCTTCCAATTCTTCGTGAGCACGACGACGTAATTCGGCGTCAGGGTCATCGACTGTAAAGGGGATGTTGTAGGAGTAGGAATCCAACTGTCGAATTGATAAATCGTGCGAGTCGTACAGGTCACGTAGACCCTCCAATCCACGCAGCCGACGCTGCTTGTCGTGATGAGATTCGAACCACTCAGCGTCAGCAAGATGGAAACCGTCACCTGGGAAAACGGCGTCTTCGCCTGTCCCGTAAGAGACCAGACGCTTAA